GAGGCGATGGAGACTTCGGGCGCCTGCGCTGACGCCGAATATCATCAGATGGTGCTGGATTACAACAAGGAAGTAGATTTTTTCCGCTATATGCGCAGGACCTTTTGGGGCCGCCAGATTTACCCGCCTGTGCCGCCGGAACTGACGCGGATAGACAATTTCGCAAAAAAGGAAAAATAAAATTAAAAATACCAAAGGAGGAATGCACATGGACGCCTCAAAATGCCTACCGGGTAAAGAGCAATGGGAGGCTTATTATTCAGTCGTTTTAGACCGCGAGCTGATACAGTATGATTACCGCGCGCCTGATGGCGAGTTATTTTCAACGGTTGCCCCGACTCTGGAAAAGGCGCGCATCAGGCGCGATGCGTGGCTGGCGAGCCGCGGCTCTGGTAAAAAAAAATAGGCGGAGAATAGATGATGAAGACACAGCAGAAAGAGCGCTTTACCTGTGCTTACTGCGGCAAGCGCGCTCTTCGAGCCCGGCGCTGGCAAAGGTTTTGTTCGCCCGCGTGCCGATTGAATGCCTGGAACGACGCAAACCCACGTATCAGGCGCCAGGAGCTCGAACGACTGAAGCGGGCCGCCGAAGCCCGGGAAGGGGGGCAATAATGGAAGCCAAAAGCTTGAGCCCGCTGAAGGCCATCAAGGCCCATTGTCTTGATTGCTGTGGCGGGTCGCGCCGAGAAGTCAAGGCGTGTGAAATAGCCGACTGCCCGCTACACCCGTTTCGGCTGGGGAAAAATCCGCATAGAAAGGGGATTGGGCAAAAAACCCCAGAAAAAGCGGGGGTTTTTGAAGGAAAGGTGGCGGCACGATGAAAGTATCGCACCAGGATGAGTTTGGAGCAAAAATGGCGGGTTTAGTCCATTGTTTTTTGGAAAAACGACCATTTTACGGAGGACGGGAGAGTTAAAATGAGCCTGCTTAAAAATCGCCATCATGACATCGTCATCGACCAATGGGACGAGTGGGTCGCCGCCTGCGGCGAGCACGGCTTGGATCCGCACGAGACGGCCGATTTCGTCGTCGGCGACCGCTGCGACCCGCGCAAGCCGGAGACGCGGGTCTCTTACATAGGCAAATATCCCGAGACGGCCCGCTGCATCTGGTGCCTCGAACGTGGCGAGGTAGACGAGTTGGAGCACTTTTCCAACGGCTACATACACGAGCAGTGCTGGCAGGAACTAATAAAACATATGGCCGAAAACAGCGCGACCGAGACCCCTGCTGCCGGGGGGCTTGAGACGCATCCCAAAAAATCTTTATAGGAGGTTTTATGTCCACCGCATCAAAAAAGGAAAGCTCGGCCGTCGTCAAGGTGGCCGAGTCGGCGGCAATCGCTCTCACGCCGCACACGGTGAGGCAGTACATCTGCCCACTCGCAACAGACCAGGAGATTGCCCTGTTCCTGAATCTCTGCGCGATGTTCGCGCTTAACCCGTTCAAGCGCGAAGTGCACCTCATCAAGTATTCCGCGAAGGACCCGGCGACGACGGTCGTCGGCTACGAGGTCTACCTGAAACGCGCCGAGCGAACGGGAAAGTGGGCCGGCATGGAAGCCGGCACCGAGGATGATGCGAACGGGCGCCCATACAAGGCATGGGTTCGGGTCTACCGGCGCGACTGGGAGCGGCCCCTCTATCACGAGGTCTTTTTCGAGGAATACTGCCAGTACAAGGATGAGTGGGTCGATAACCGCCGGACGGGCCGGAAGGTACCGACCCGCTTCTGGGCCGAGAAGCCGCGGACGATGCTGAAGAAGGTGGCTATCGCCCAAGGGTTCAGACTCGCGTTCCCCGACGAGTTCGGCGGGATGCCGTACGTGGCCGAGGAGATGCCCGTCGACCACGCCTCGCTGCCGACGAAAGAAATCACCATATCGGCGACCGCTATGGTTCATCCCGAAGCCTCGGCGGCGGCCGAGGAGGCCGACCGTCGGATAGACGAGTACGACGCGCTGGCGGCCGAGCCGAACCTGTCGGAGGCTGAGCGCCGCGCCGTCGAGCACCGCCGCCACCCGGAGAAGTTCCAGGCGATGCCCCGCGTCAACGACGAATTCGACGCGGTCCCGGCATCGCCGCCCACGGAGCAGCGGGCGCCCATCGCCGCCCAGCCCGAGGAGAAGGCCGCGGCGAACGCGTCGGCCAAGCCGACGATGAAGCAGCTCGAGAAGTTCGGCGCCTACAAGGCGTCGCTCGCCTCGTTCGGGATCGGCGACGATACACTTTGGCGCGGAATCGACCGGTTCGTAAACGAACACTTTGGACACGGGGTCGCTGACATCAACGACTTGAGCGCCTCGGAACTCGAGGACGTGTTCGGCTATCTCGGCCGCTGGGAAAAGGCGCTCATCGCCGACCGGCAGAAGGGGAAGGGGGTGGGCCGTGGAAAATAAGGTCGCCGTTATCAACGACGTTCCCGATGAACTCGTGCGCGCCACCGAAGGCTGGGCCGACCGCGCCAACGCGATGAGAGTCGCCGACGCCGAGGGACTCGAGGCCGCGAACACATTTCTCGCCGCTCTGAAGCGGACGCGCGAGCTCGTCGACGGTTATTTTGATCCGGAGATAAAAGCGGCCTACGCGTTGCACCGCGCGCTGGTCGCCAAGAAGCGCACCTTCACCGACCAACTAGACGACGGCGAGGCCATCATAAAACGCAAACTTGCCGCGTATCTCGCCGAACAGGAAGCGGCTGCTCAGGCGGCGGCGCGCGAAGCATTCCTCGCAAAGCAGCGGGCGGCGGCGGCGGCATCGGTCGCCCATGTCGAGGCCGTGCAGGCCGTTCGGGCCGGTGAGCTCGAACGCGCCGAAGAGCTTGAGGCGAAGGCGCGAGCCGAAGCCGAGCGCGAGGCCGCGGCCGCGGCTGAAATGGCGGCGGCCCGGCCGCCCCAGGCGCCGGGCCTGGTGCTGAAATCCGTCTGGAGCTTTGAAATCGAGGATGAGTCTCTCATCCCGCGGCAGTTCCTGCGGCCCGACGAGAAGAAAATTCGGGCCTACGTGCTGGCGATGCGCGAGCAGGCCTCGATACCCGGCGTCCGGATTTTCCAGACCGCGACGGTGGCGGCGACGGTGAAGAAGGGGTGAATAGCATGTGCGACCCTGAAACCGAAGCATTGAACGCGCTGGCGGACGCGCTGCGGCAGATGAACGATACGCTCCAGCTATTGGCAAAGGCGCTGGCCGAAGTGGCGGAGAGTGAAGAACTCGAGGCGGAGCGCCAAGAACTACTGGCAAGGCGCAACGAGGAGACCGACATCGCACGCCTGGGGCTTGAAGGAACGGCCTACGACAACGAGGCATAGCGAGAGCAACGATGCGAATGCCCAGAGTCCGAGCATCGCAGGGAACCACGATGCGGCAGGCAGGGTTTGCTCCTTTTCCCTGCCCGCCCTCTCGGGCGATTTTTAAGACGATAGCTGAATTACTTGATAAGAATGCCGGGAAATGAGAAAAAGCCGAAAGCAGTGTTATCTTGTGTTATATGTAACGGACTTCGTGACATATTTTTTAAATTATGCGCCATAAAAATAATTTCCGATACATCTTGACACAGACGTAAAAAGTTGTATTATGCTCACGGAGGTCAATTATGGCATACACAAAAAACGGTATAACACGTTTTAATTTTGCCATTCCTAGCGCGATGCATCGCAGCCTGAAACTGCGGGCAGTAATGAATGGCGAAAGCATGCGGGGGCTTATCATTAAGGCGATCGAGCAGACATATCCAGATATTGCGCGCGCGGCAAAAGAAGCCCGGAAAGCAATAACCGCCGAGAAAAACGATATCAAATAGCCATGAGACGTACCTGGATTAAGCTTTTCATCGACCAGTGCTTGCGTGGAACAATGATAAGCGAACTAACGCCGCCGCAACGATGGCAGTGGGTAGGTTTATTATTATTAGCCGGAGAGAGCTCCGAGCCCGGGATAATTTTTAAGCGCCGCGACCAGACTGGGACATTTATCGGCTATGCTGACATTACATTGGCGGACTTATTAGATTTAGACATTGATGTTTTCCGCGACGGAATACAGCGGATGATAAATGCTGATAAAATCCGGGTCGGTGCTCAAGGTGAAATCTATATCACGAATTGGTCAAAATATCAGAGCGAATACCTACGGCAAAAACCGCACAGAAAAGCTTGTAACTTAAGTTACAAGAAAGGTTACAAGAAAGGTTACAAGGGAGGTTACAAGAAAAGTTACGATGTAGATATAGAAGGAGAAGGAGATATAGATGTAGAAGAGAAGAAGAAAGAAGAAAATACTACTACTGCGGCGGTGCGAAATAATTTAAATAATAAAAAAACCGAAGAAGAAGCAAAAAAAGAACCGAAGATCACCATTACCGCTGATGCCGGATGGCAGGGAATAACGCCAGAGCGGCTGGCCCTATGGCGCAAGGCTTACCCTGCCTGCGATATAGAGATAGAGCTGGCCCGGGCCGCGGCCTGGGTGCTCGAAAATCCCGCCAAGGGGAAGAAGTCTAACTATGGCCGCTTCCTGACGAATTGGCTTTCCCGTACGCAGGACAAGGGCGGCACCAGACGCGCCACAGCCCTGGTAACCTCCCCCGATTATGACCCAGCCGCCGGCGAGGCCGAATATCTGGCCTGGAAGGCGGAACGCGAGTTGGCGAGGAAAAAGAAATGACCCATCAAGAGTTCAGCCGCGAGTTTATCAGACTCGAAGTCCTATTCAACGAGGGGCGCACGCTTGAAGCCGCGCGCCGGAACGAATACTACGACGCTCTCCGCTATTACGACCCCGCAGACCTAACAGCCGCGGTCAATTTCATAGCCAGGCGGTTTCATCCGGTATACAACGAGCGGTTCCCGTCCATCGCGACCGTAATGGAGGCTATTTTTTCCATCAAAGAGGCTTCGCTTCAGCCGTTCGACGCCGAGCCGGAAATAGACCCGGGCGCCCTGGATTTCTGCCAGCGCTGCCACAACCGCGGGTTTTACCTGGGCGAGGACGATGTCGCCCATCCGTGCGCCTGTGAGAAGGGGCGGCTGTGTCGGGCGGCGTGGAGCGTGCCGATACATGACCCGGATCGCCAGGCCAAAATCCAAGCCGCCCTGGACAGGCTCCCGCCGTCGTCTGGCCCCGTGCGCGGTCTGCAGGAGAAGGTCAAGGGTGTCTGGCAGGATACGGATGACGAGCATGGGCGGAAATGCGTCGCGCTGCAGCTGCGCTATGAGCTGATGCGCCGCCGGAGAAAGCGGCAGGAAGAGGCGGGCGCGATAGAGCAGGTGGGCGACGCCGGCACGGACGAGGCGCTTGAGGCAATAAGCGAAGCGCGGCACTCGGCGGACGATGATGTGCCGTTTTGAGGGGGTGGGTGATGCAGCGACTCAACGACCTTGGCCATCGGCTGAATATCCGAGCCATCCTGCGCGAGCTCGCCGAGTCGGCGAAGCGGGCGCAGGCCGGCGATGCTTCGACGCGGCGCAATGTGCGCGCGGCGGTGGCCGAGTTGCGCTACTACCGGCGCAAGAACCGGTTTTGGGACTGCGTTTGAAAGGAGGCGCGAAGATGCCTGTTTTGGTCGTCCTGCTGTTTGGCTTCCTCTGGGCCGTCATATTCCTGATGGTGGCGCACCACGAGGTCGTCTGGAAGCCGGATAAGCCGTGGAGCTTGAGCCGCGTCGGGCTGGCTCTCGGCTTGGGCTTGGTCGCGCTGGCCCTGCTCTCGTTTCTCGCGCTCTACATCATCGACAAGCGCATAGAGCGCCAGATGGTCGAGGCGGAGCGCGGCTGGGCGCGGACCGATACCGGCACGACGCTGGTGGAGGTGCCGCGGGAAGAAGGCGAGACGGTTATTAAGCTATCGGGAGAGGAAAAATGAGCACACAAACGGAGACGAAGCTGCCGAAGTCCAGATGGAAGAATCTGCGAAGGCTGGCCTTGAGAATTAGGGCCTACGAATCCGCGATGGCAGAAATGCGAAAGATGGGAAGGGATACGCGGGGCTTTCACCGGGGGCGGAGTACTTTTTGCCTGTCTGCGAAGGTCGGCATGGGCTTCGGCGGGGCGATAGGAAACGCTCTCTTGGCATGGGGCTGAGCGACACTAAATCAATCCAGAGAAGTCGTCCTCTGGTGGGTCGTGGTTTTATTAAATCTCCGATGCCCCACGACCCAGAACTGACGAATCCCCGACCAGCCTTCGGGGTGCGAGAGGGTTTATTTTTATTCCAACCAGGAGAGGAAAAATGATTGCCGATACGCTTTTATATCTTTTTGAATGGAACCAAAAACTTATTGAACAGGGTTGGTGTGGGGCTGTGGGTATGGAGGCTCTGTTTGAATATGTTGAAGGGATGGGAAATGCTCCGGTTGAGGATATGCTTCGGCGGGCTGAAGCCGTGACCTGGGAATGGAAGATGGACGAGTCAAAAATGAAAGAGTTTATCGTAAAGAGCAAAAGATGGTGTGCGCGTCCGACGGGCGGTTGTCGTCATTATTGCCCTTCCAATAAATGGCAGGAGCCATGGGCGAGAGGAGAGGAGAAATGAGCACACAAAAGTCCAGATGGAAGAATCTGCGCAGGCAGGCCAAATATTTTAATGTCAAACATAGGGAGTGAAACAATGAGCAAATTGGAAGAACTCAAGAACGAGAACAAAGCCTTACTGATTGAGGTGAGCCGCCTAAAGAAAGCCCTTAGCCAAGCAATACAGGATATTAACTATTGGGTGGATAGGACCTACCAAGCCAATCGGGAGTTAGATACCGCTAGGCGGGAGCGAGATGCCCTCAAGGGCCAATTCGAAAGTTTATGTCAACTGTTAAATCCGGGAAAGGGATAAATCCTAATGAACCACATGCCCGCTCCTAATCACTATTCCATCGGCGGCCTGGAGACGATAGACATCCTACGGGCCAAACTGACGCGGGACGAGTTCCGGGGCTTCCTGCTCGGCAATGTCCTCAAATACCTGCTCCGGCACCAGCACAAAGGG